AGGTTGTCCGTAACGGTCAATTGTTCCGTAACGTTTTTGCTGCCTTTCCTGAAGTTCAATTTTACGATTATACCAAAATCTTGGGTCGTAAAGTTAAAGATATCACCAACTATCAATTGACATTCTCTGCCGCTGACGGTAACGATATGGACGTTATTCGTGCAATGGCCGAAGGCTTGAATGTTGCTGTTGTTTTCGGTATTAAGAAAACATTGCCAATGCCTGAACAATACTTGGGTCGCCCAGTGTTCAATGGTGATGAATCTGATTTGCGTTTCCTTGATCCTCGTGGTGTTGTTGTTGGACTCTACGCCAAAGGCAAAGCAAAAAAGGACACTAGCGGTTTCGTTAAGTATCCTACCATCATGCTCCAAGCTGCATGATTACCTTGACAAGTCTACCGACTTGTGCTATACTTGTACCATCTTATTATGAAAGTGTTTTATGACTAAACGTATCCGCCTGAGTGCCTGGGAAAAGATTTTTGTAACTCTAATGTCTGGTGAGCCTGTCACCAAAGAATATTTCAATACAACCCTAGGAAATTTGTCCTACAAGATTTCGTCTTACATTTTAGAAATCAAAATCCAAAGCAAAGCTATCATCCGTGTTGCTAAGGATGGTCGCAAGGTTGTGTCCTATCAGTTGGTGAATCCCACTGAGGCCATGCAATACTGGACAGATCGTGGCATTACACTGGATCAAATTACATCGTTGGCCGATTTGAATGCTGAACCTGTTGTTGTTGAGGACTATTCCATTGAATCGGAGACTGCGTAATTATGGAGTATTGAATGTGGAGACTATGGGCTAAAGCTCTTGGCGAAAAAACCGGCAACACAGATACAGAATCTGATAAAATTGCTTGCATTCGCACGGCAATTGTGTTATGCTACATCATCACAAACTTTTTTATTGTTGCTGGCGTAATTCGCCACTGGAATAACTAATGAATATTTTTTACCTACACCACGATGTGGTCAAATGTGCTGAAATGCACAATGACAAACACACCGTAAAAATGATCCTTGAATATGCTCAACTACTTTCTACTGCCCATCGTGTTCTTGATGGTAATGCTACTATTGGGTTATCTGATAGTGGACGAAAAAGAACAACTTTTATTCTCGATTCTCCCCTCAACGGCATTCTTTATTCTGCTACTCACATCAATCATCCATCATCGGTATGGGTAAGACAGTCGGCTGAAAACTACATTTGGTTGTTTGGACTATTTCAAGCACTGATGACAGAATACACACATCGGTATGGCAAAACACATGCAACTTCCCGTCTGGAAATGCATCTCGCTAAACTGCCTAAAAACATTCCACAAAAATCATTCACTGAGCCAACACCAGCAATGCCGGATGATGTAAAGGTGCCTGGTGATTCCATCGCATCTTATCGCCGATACTACATACAGAATAAGCCACATTTGGCCAGCTGGAAAAAACGTCCAGTCCCGGAGTGGTATTTGACTATATAAACATATAAGATGCCTACATATAATTTCTTAGACACTGACAGTGGTGAAGAATTTGAAAAGTTCATGAAAATATCTGAGCGTGAAGAATTCCTAAAAGCCAATCCCAAGATTCAACCTGTGTTGACCGCGCCCGCAATCGTGTCGGGCGTATCAACCTCCACCCAGAACCGTGTACCAGACGGGTTCAAAGAAGTCCTCTCTAAAGTTGCAGAGGCACATCCAGCAAGTTCGGTAGCGGACAGATACGGAAAAAAATCCATAAAACAAGCCAGAAGCGATCAGGTTGTAAAGAAGCACGTGGAGAAAGTGACTGGCGTAAAACAATAAGGGTATCAATGGCAAGCAAGAAACCAGCAAACACCAAAATCAACCTTGAAGAAACTGTGCCACGCACAACAAATTCACTCAAGGTGAGAATTGATGATCTAAAAACATTTGATCCATTAACAGATAATCAAAAATTATTTTTTGATGCATATAAAAGAGGAGACTACTTTGTAGCCCTGCATGGTGTCGCAGGAACTGGAAAAACATTTTGCGCAGTATATAAAGCACTTGAAGAGGTCTTGGATAAGAGTAATCCATTCAAGAAAATTATCATTGTGCGTTCGGCTGTTCAGAGTCGTGAAATCGGTCACTTGCCAGGTGACGTTACGGAAAAGATGGAAATCTATCAGCAACCGTATGTACAAATTTGTGATACACTGTTCGGAAGAAAAGACGCATATCAGCGCCTTGAAGAACAAGGATATATCGATTTCATTTCAACGTCATTTATTCGCGGTATGAGTTTTGATGATGCAATCATCATCGTGGACGAAATGCAAAACTTGACGTTTGAAGAAATTGACACAGTTATGACCCGTGTTGGTTATCGCTCAAAGATCATTTGGTGTGGTGACTATCGCCAAACTGATTTAAACAAAAAGAAAAATGACATGAGTGGTATCTTGAAATTTTTCGATATTGCTGTACGCATGTCAGCATTCACCAAGATAGAATTTACACCCGAAGACATTGTTAGAAGTTCTTTGGTGAAAGACTATATTCTCGCTAAACTTGATTATGAAGATGGTATTGATTGATGTTTGAATTCGTAAAACTACCTGAGTTGGATTTTGATATGACCGCTGTGACTACCGACTCAGGTAGGGTTTACGTCACACCATCAGGATTTAAGTATGCGTCCGTGACTACGGTTCTCTCCGACTACAATAAGAAAGCATTCTTTGAGTGGAGAGAACGTGTTGGTGCAGAGGAAGCTAATCGTGTCTCTCGCCTTGCATCAAGTCGCGGCACTAAACTGCATACCGTGTGTGAAAAGTATTTGTTGAATGAAATGACTAGCATGAAACTTGCTAGTATGCTTCCAACGACAAAAGAGTTGTTTTACAAGATAAAGCCACACATTGATACCAGAATCGGCAAAATCTATGCGCTGGAGCAAGCCCTTTATTCCCACAAGCTAAAACTTGCTGGTCGTGTTGACTGTATCGCTGAGTGGGACGGAGTGTTATCGATTATTGATTTCAAGTCGTCAACCAAACAGAAAGATAAGAACAACATCGGCAATTACTTCATGCAGTGTACCGCATACGCGAGGATGTTCACTGAATTGACTGGTAAGCCATTGGATCAGATTGTAGTTTTGATTGGCACCGAAGAAGGTCCTGGTCAAATCTTTATTGAAAGTGCAGATAAATACCATACTGAACTTCAAAAATATGTCAACAAGCATTACCGAAAAGCTGGTTGACATTTCGTAATTGTAGTGTTATACTACATGCTATGGTTGTATGAAGCAACTAGAAACGGATTCAAGACGCGGGGGCAGTGCCCGCCAGGTCCACCAAAAGTATATTACCCTACCCAAAGGGTGGCCGACAGTGGTTGGAAGGATCGGCTCTTTTAGCTTATATGCTAGTAGTATGCTTTTGATGGGCCTGACACAGGATCGATTGGGTCAAGAGTACAGAAGTGGACAACTCACCAGAGTAGGTGTAAAAACTAAATCAAAGTAAAAGCAAACGAAAGTCGCTTTTTGATGGCTGCTTGATAGCCATCTAGGGTTTTTGACAGTTTACCCTCGTAACAGAATTAAACTGTCATCATCAAGAAAGGAAAATATGCGAAGTAAACCAATACTTTTCAGCATTACACTTTCCGCAATGATCGTATTTTTCAGTCTGATTAATATTGATCTACATGGCATCCTGCCATTCAAACCAAGTTATGAGTCTCTGACAAAAGATGTTCAGAAGCAAGTCACTTGTTTAGCGGAAAACATTTATTTTGAGGCAGCACATGAGCCAAAAGATGGCAAAAAAGCTGTAGCATTCGTAACAATAAACAGAGTACAATCAGGTAATTATGCAAACGATATCTGTGGTGTTGTATTCCAAAAGACTGGTGGCACATGCCAATTCTCATGGTATTGTGACTCCAAGTTTACCGACAGACGGTTGACAATCAAGTCTACTCCGTTGTATAATGAGATTAGAGAGTTGGCGATGCATATGATCATCAACTTTGAGCGTATGGAAGATGTTACATCTGGTGCAACATACTACCATGCAGACTATGTAAGCCCTGGCTGGAAATTGGAGAAGGTTGACAAAATTGGTCGACATATCTTCTACCGAAGCAAGCGGGATAATATTGATAGAAACAAGGAGTTTATATGAGCGAGTCTACTAAAAATTTTGATCTGATTACTGTGGTTGTATGTATTGCAATGGTTTGTATTTCATTCATTGCAGGTATCACACTATACAACATCAATGACCGCAACAACATGGCCAAGAACATTGAAGCTGCAATTGCAAAAGGAATGGATCCACTTGCAGTGAAGTGCTCTTATGAAACTCATCCTGGTGCAATTTGCATCACATACGCCGCAGTTAGAAAATGAGCAAAAGCGTACAACAACTCCTGAATGAAATTAGGCACGATGGCAGCAAACCGCCAATAACATATCGCCCAAGAGCGAAACGCATTAGAAAAAAACGACACTTTGATAGTTGGACTTGGGATTCACTGGAAACACCATCACACATTATGAGCAGCGAAAAAATCTTTATCGGCGCCAACGACTATGGCGATTATCTCTACTCGCAACTTCTGGTTGCGCGTGGTGAAAAAGACAAGTCAACTTTCAACCGTGACCTGAAGTTGCACGGCAATCGTAGCAAGTGGACAAACTTTATTGAGTCCGAGTTTGATGGTGACCATATCATTGAACTGTCTGAGTCTAATGGTTTGATCATCACAGACGATGAAAATTTCATCCGTTATGATGTAAGTTCCAACTCAATCACTGCCCGCATGTATGGTGATGCAGATTTCAATGCAGAGATTGAAAGACTTCTGTTACAAAATTTTGAAGTTGTTACATCATACATCGAATGGGTGTACTCAAGCGACGGCAATTCCGTCAACGTTCCATTGAACACTGAGCGTTTGCCTGTGCAAGAAATGTATCCGTTCTTGGGTGAAGAAGCACTTACATCATACTATGATCGTTTCCTAGCATCGCAAGCAAACATTTTGCTGTTGATTGGACCACCAGGTACTGGTAAGACAACATTCATTCGCGGTCTGCTTGCACACAGCAATTCATCTGCAATCGTGACTTATGATGCGGCCATTCTTGAGAAAGATTATCTGTTTGCTAGGTTCATTGAAGATGAAACTGGTGTTATGGTGTTGGAAGACTCAGACAACTTTTTGAAAGCACGTAGCGATGGTAACACCATGATGCACCGCTTTCTGAACGTTGGTGATGGTCTTGTGACTACAAAGGGTAAGAAGTTGATTTTCTCAACCAACTTGCCATCGATTCGTGATGTTGATCCTGCGCTGGTGCGCCCAGGTCGTTGTTTCGACATTTTGAATTTTGCGCCATTGAATGGTGAGCAAGCTACAAAACTTGCTGACAAACTTGGCACGACATACGACAAGAAAGACAGCGGCACTTACAGTATCGCAGAAATCTTTAACAAGCAACTTGAAAATAATACCAACCGTAAAGTTGGTAGCAAAATGGGTTTTATCTAAGGAGTATATTATGGCTGTACAACAATTTTCCATCAATCAAATTTCCAGTGAAGCTGACCGCAAGAAATTGCTGGACGCAATTCAGGAATGTTCCAACTCTATGATTCGCATCGGTGGTGAAAAAGATTTCATCAAAGAGGCTGTCTCTAAAGTGTGTGAAGACTTGAAGTTGCCTAAGCGCATCGTCAATCGCATGATCAAAGTTTATCACAAACAAAACTATGATGAAGAAGTTGCAACACACGAACAGTTTGAACAACTGTATGAAACCATCGTCAAGTAATGCCAACAAAAGACGAAATGCACAAGTTCCAACAAGAGATTGAAGCTCTTGTTGAAGGAACTAGCTATAACTATATGGAAGCAATTATTGAGTATTGCAACATAACAGGTATGGAAATTGAACTAGCATCAACTCTCGTCAACAAAGAACTAAAAGCAAAATTAGCACTTGTGGCCGAAGAGTTGAATATGATACCTAAATCTTCACGACTACCTATATGATGACTGGATACGAAGCATTCTCACTTTTTCATGTATTGAAATTGCACTTTACCTCGGATAGTTACGACTATTTTAAATACAATGGTAAGTGTAATATTTCAATTGAAACTTTTGAGCGCCGCCGAGACAAGTTCCATTTTTACAAGTTGTCTCGCAAATACAGCCATGATGACTTTCGCCAGTTTGTCATCTCCGTGCTGATGCATAATGAAAATGCTTGGGCAGGAACTTTATTGGAAGATGAATCGAATCAGGTTCACATGAAGAGGATGGCCACGATCCAATCACTGAGTTACACATTCAAAAATGATTGTGCTGTTATCGGTGAATCTGGTGATACCAATGCACTACTCAAAACGACAGGTGAATATCCTGAGCTATTGACGATGGCGTTGCAGAATGTAATAAGTATTGAAACATTGTGCATCCTGAATTCATTCATGAATTTCTTGCCAATGTGGGCACGTAAGATTAATGATGATATTCGTTGGCCTACTGTCCACAGGAAGCTGGTAAAATATGAACGGTTTATACAATTCAATCGTGAGTTGTACAAGAAACACGCACTTGAGGAATTGAAATGATTGAGAAAATCTATGTGGACATGGACGGTGTGTTGTGCAACTTTGAACGCAGATACTTTGAATTGTACAATGAATTGCCTGGATCCATGCGCGACAGAAAAGACTTCAATTTGCATTGGGACGATTTCATTGTAACAAAGCAATTTGAAACTCTTGATTGGTATCCTGGTGCACATGAATTGGTAGAAGCATGTCATGCGACAGGTCTGCCTATTGAGATTCTGACATCATCTGGTGGTGTAAAAAATCACAATGAAGTTGCTAGACAAAAAGTGGTCTGGCTAAATGATCATGGACTTGGCATGTGGAAGCCAAACGTAGTCGCAGGTCGTAAGAATAAAGCTGGGTATGCAACACCAAATACCATTCTAATTGACGATACGCCTGACGTTATCCAAGCATTCAATGGTGCTGGTGGTGTTGGTATTCTTCATAAAGAGATTGGTAATACACTGCTGATGCTCAAAAATCGTATTGCAGTGTGACTATATACATGATATAATGAACACTGTGGACAAAAACATACAACGTAATACAAGGAAAATACTATGTCTTTCGCAAATCTAAAGCGCAATCGCGCAAGCCTGGAATCTCTCACCAAGGCTATCGAATCCACCACACAAACCGCAGAAGCTGGGTCTAAAGATGACACACGTTTCTGGCAACCGACTGTAGACAAATCCGGCAACGGCATGGCTACAATTCGTTTCTTGCCTGCACCTGGTGTTGATGGTGAAGATGGTCTGCCATGGGTTCGCCGTTTTGATCACGGCTTCCAAGGTCCTGGCGGTTGGTTCATCGACAATTGCTTGACAACTGTTGGTGAAAAGTGCCCTGTCTGTGAGCACAATAGTGGATTGTGGAACTCTGGCGTTGAAGCGAACAAGGATATTGTTCGTAAACAAAAGCGCCGTCTGAGCTATCTCGCAAACGTCTATGTGGTCTCCGATCCAGCACATCCAGAGAATGATGGAACTGTTCGTCTGTTCAAGTTTGGTAAGAAAATCTTTGATAAGATTTCTGAAGCAATGAATCCAGAATTCGCTGACGAAACACCATTGAATCCATTCGATCTTTGGGAAGGTGCAAACTTCAAGATGAAGATTCGTAACGTTGAAGGTTATCGCAACTACGATAAGTCAGAATTCGCCGCACAAGGTGCATTATCTGATGATGAAGATAAGTTGGAATCAATCTACAACAAAGAACATTCATTGAAAGAGTTTGTTGAGAAGAAAAACTTCAAGTCGTTCGATCAATTGAAAGCTCGTCTTGATAAAGTTCTTGGCTACGAAGGTGATATCGTTCCTGCTACCCGCGCAGAGGACGTTGAGCTACCTACAGCAACTCGCGCCGCACCAGTTCGTGCATCTGCTCCTGTCGCATCAACAACTGATGACGATGACTTGGATTACTTCAAGTCGTTAGCAGAAGCTGACTAAACCATGAATCCCGCCCAGTGCGGGATTTTTTATGCGTACTGGCGATTCAATATTAATCTAGCAACTTCATCGTCCATGACACTGGCCATTGTTACGGTACCGCCCATGCCTGAAACTTGTGGTGCTGGAGCAGGTGTAGTAACAACGACAGTCTCTGGTTTTCTAGTTATTGCAGAATCTCTGGCAGCATTCACTTCACTTGATGATGTAGCCAATGATTGGCCTTTATTGCTCGGTGCATTGGCCAATTTTGTGGCATGTGGATTTTCATTTTTCTTCAATCTTCCTGCTAAAGTAGATTCAAATTCTCCTACCTTAAGTTTGTGAAGTTCTGGATTGTTGCCTATTTTATAACCTTTAGCTGTCATTGCATCCGCAACCGACATATTTGGATTTTTCTGAATTGCTTCATGAACAGCTTTTGTGCCTGCTGGTCCAATATAGTGTGCCATGTACTGATTACCTGGAGTAATTGGAATATTCATATTTTTCAGGGATGCCGAATTTTGTTCCAAAAGTCTCTTTTGAAGTCTCTCTTGTATTTCTGGTGTAAACTTTGTTGTGTTGACATCCAGTCCTTCCTGTTGAACTAATCCCGGTATGAGTTTTCCTTTACTATCTTTTCTACCAAATAGTGTTGTTGTCATAAATTGATATTTACCAACAGCTCCGTTAGCACCACGTGTTGCTTGATATTCCCCAACCTCTTTGAGTGTCATATCAGTTAATGACTTTCCTGTTTGTGTTTCAGCAATGTTAGTGAACTTACCACTCTTCAACTTCCTATCACCAAAAGAAACATTATAGTTTCCTAATGATTCTGCTCCACCAATTTGTTGAGATATACCAGTCGGCGCCGTTGCCGCCGGTGGTGGAGTTTGCATTGTGACATTGCCTGAAGACATCCGCGAGGGCGCGTTTGTAGGCGCAGCAGGCATGTTTGTAGTTTGATCAACAACAGGATTATATGTCGGAGGCTCTGAAGTCACTAATTTTTGTGATGCAGCATTTTTGCCTTGACTCCACGACTCCAATTGTTGTTTGGTGTAACCATCATACTCACCAGCATCCAATAACATTTTTGCTGTGCCGGGAGGCATTGCGGGTGCCACGCGAGCCTGTTTTTCCAGATTAGAAATATTTTCTAAAGACGCATTAGGATTCTCAATTTTATTGGTAATTGGATCATAACCACCCAATTGTTCCCGTGCCGCTTTTTGATTTGCTGGAGTTTTGATGCTTTGTAATTCTTTTTCTTTCTCAGGTGATAGTTCACCTGCATCTTTTTTCTCTTTCGCCAATTCCAAAAATTTTGCTCGTTTTTCGTCAACATCACCACGCAATTCTGCAAGCATTGCCCCGGCCGTACCAAGTGCTACTAGTGCCAAAAAGACTGGATTTGCAGCCACCGCACCAGCAAATTTGATTATAGTTGATAGTGTATTACTAGCGATACCCATAACTTTCATAATGTTGTCGATGCTAAAAATATTCATAATAGTTTTTAGAGCACCGCCGACAACAGAACTCAACATGCCTGGAATCTTAGATAAAATTGCTTTCAGACCAGCAAATAAAAAAGTTCCATATTCCAATAATTTGCCTATAAAACCTTTTTTATCAGGATCATCGTTTGCTTTTTGACCAAGTTTAGTTGGTTTATTTTTCTCCATGGCACTCTCATACATGGCTTCACGTTCTTTAGCTTTACTGAAAAACATGTCAGCTTTAGTGGATGGAGTGCCACCCTGTAGTTTAACCAACTTAACAACGTTTTGGCGCATCACGTTCATATCACGTGCCATCATAGGAATACCCATAGTATTCTTTGCTGTGATGGTTGCGTTTTGATTGATAGCTTGTAGTAATGCATTATCAACACCCGAAGTTTGACTAGATTGTATTGAACTAGTTGGTGCTGTTTTCGAAGAAGTTGCTGAATATCCTTTACCGAATATTTTTTGTCCGAGTACGGAACCGATGCCAGAACCACCAAACAACGCATTGCGTATGTCTAGTTTTTCTAGTGTTTTTTTACCGATAGCACTTGCTGCACCAGTAAGAATTCCCTTAGACTTATACTCATTTTTTAGGATATCTACTATTTTACTCATTTTGTCCTCTGCATTGCTTTTATACGTTCTCGTTCCTCATCAAGATGCCTTAGTAACATGTTTACATAAAGCTCTTTTTCCCACGGTATCATATTTTCCAGTTCTGTCAGACTATACTTGTGGTGTTGCATTAATGCAAAGTTAGTCTGGTAATGATTTCCCAGATTATCGTGACAGAACATTACCCGAAAAAACTTTGGATTCCTTCAAGCTCAATTTTATCTTCATGATGACATTTGAAACATTTGAAATCCAACGTCTTTTTCAACTTAGGCATCGTATCGAAGAAGTGTTTGATTTTTTCAATATCACTCATTTGTAATTGATCAATGAAATCTTGCAATTCCTGTTCAGAAAAATCTTTTGCGTAGTAGACATTTTCAGCATCATAAACATAGTCAATGCATTTGATGGTTATACTCAAAACTGCCGAAATGTCATCAGTTGTGTTGATTGCATCCATCATAGTCAAATCTGGATATTTCATAACAACGCCAAATTTTTCTGTGATTTGAATTTTTTTATCGTGATCCAATTCGAATTCAGGCACAATCTCTGTCAACTTTAAATCGATCTCTACTAAATTACCACAGGTCTTAGCTTCACTGTTTTCATTCAATACTTGATTGTTGCATTTGTATTTTAGATTGACAACTTCACCAACAGACACTGCTCTCAGATTTAGAAATAGATATTCAATATCAAAAAGAGGCAACTTCTCAACTTCAAAATTGTCGGTCAGAATACAATTATTTAAAATTTGTTTGATGATTTTGATAACAGCATCAACATCATCACTTTCGTTTGCCATGAGGAACAGCTTTTCCTCTTTAACTGTGAATGGACGATAGTCCAATTTTTGACCATTAGACTTCAAAGTGATCGTGTAGACCGGCACATCAATTTTTGGTAAACCCATATTATCTCCATTAAATTAAATTATATTTCGGATGCTTGGTATAATACCTCGCAACTGATTTCTGATAGCTTCCGTCGGAACACCAGAAATCAATGCTGCACCAAGAACAGCGTCAGCATCATATTTGCCCTGATAGAGCGTTTTGTATTTTCTGTACGAAAATTGTACAGTCAGTCTATGGAAGCTATCCTCGCCCCAATTCAACGGCTGTGAAGCAATGGATATGGGAAACGCATCAATCATTTCCACTGCATAAATTTGTTTGATGAAATCATCATACTGAATGATTTTCAAATTTGTAAGGTATCTTGTATCATCATCGTTTGGAAATCTAAGATTGTGTGTGTCGTTTGGCATTATAGCCTCTATCCAACGATCAAACAATTTTCTCTCATAGAAATCATTTGTACACAGGAACGTCAATGAGATATCAGCAAACTGTGTCTGATAAGGAATCTTATATGTCGGACCATACACTTTAGCGTCTTGGGTCAATATCGACTTGCCTGGCAACTCAGTGCTTTCACACTGCAATGCAAGATATCGAGATATTGAACTATTTGTCGTTTTTGACTGCTCATCGGTATTGTCCCGATTGAAGATGTTTGTAATATCGCTAACGATTGTGTTGGGTAAATTCACAATCTGCTCAAGAACGGATTGCCCTATGAACTCATTGATGTACTTAGGAATCGGCAAAATTACCTGAAACCTATTCGGTTTAGCTAATCCACCTTTGTTGTTGATGTTCGATAGGAATATGTTTGGGAGAAATGCCATTACTTTTTCTTTCTTGAGTCTGCCCAGACTTTATTTTTATTTGCTTTTTCAAATTGCTCAACTGGTAGCAGTGCAGCAATATCCCATTCACTTGCAGAAATTTCTACGAATTGTCCTTGAACATGATTTCCTAGATATCGCTTGATGCATGGACTAGCCCCATATAGGCGACTGAATGATGCTAGTGCCTGATATGACAATTTCAATCTAGTCCTATCGTCAAATCGATTATCTGTGGCCAACTCAGATAATTTGTCTAAGAGAAGGATGCGCTGCTTTGGGTGAATGTAGTGTAAATTCAGCCCTAAGAACCCGTCTGGGTATAGTTCTATTGGAAAAACCAGGGGGAACCTGTCGTAATATGGCAGCGAATCTTTCGTTTTTGGATCATAGTAAAAGAAGTACAATTTGCCGATGATGCTCTTTGGAGTATTTCTTTCGGCTGATTTTGTCAACTTATGTGGAGTTGCACGTAAGTCTCCTATCTTGGATTGTAACCAAGTCCTAGCTTGCTCAGATCGAGCTTTATAACCCGTCTTTGCTAATTGTGCGTTTATTCTGTCTAGTAGATATGCCATGGTCTATTTATTCACGAAATACCCAATTCTTTTTCGGTCAGTATCTGGAATTTCCACCCATGTGTGTGACAGAATTCATCTGCGGCCTTCCATTTCATCTGATTTATTGCATATGTTGCAGCTTCCTGAAGGAACCGCTTGGTCTTTCTTTTCTGTACAGGACGCTGAGTTTGTGCAAATGGCTTGACCTCAATTACATGAGTCATAACGGTACCGTCTTTCCTTTGCACTTTTATGATGAAGTCAGGAAAATAACGGTGCCTTTTACCATCAACCGGCGACACATATGGAATCGCCAGCTCCTCGGATGACCACCAAATGATATCTGGGTGATCGTCAAACCATTTCATACATCGAAGTTCCCAAGAAGATCGATATATGATATTCTCGGCATTTCCGTTGTATTTTTTGGGATTCTGTGGGGTGAATCGACCCTTATAAGTATTCTTTCCAAATGACATATAAATATGTAGTCAACAAGGAACAACAATGGCAATTTTTAATTTGACCGATATTGAAATAAAACCAGCTAATAGAAGTGGCGTCTATGATGCCGCTGCGCGTGTCTCAAGAACACAATCGGATGAATTGTATAATACTGATATAATGCGATATCCACTAGATGTGGGCGGCGTGGATAAAGGTCATTATATGATTATTCATATAAACGAACAATATCATACACAATTTCCCTCAGGCTCACTCGCGGCAGATTTACCCACAGTTGCAGCAAATGCTAAAAAATATGGCATCAAAAAAATAAATCAGGCGATAGGAACGGTTGTCGGTGCAGTAGGAGATGTTGTGACTGACAGTGGTTTCACAGAAGCACTTACACCGCCTATTCGCATTCCCGACACGGCCAGAGACATATTGAACAAAGGCAAAAGTCAATTTGAAAGAATTGCTGATACTGTTGGTGTTAGAACCATACGTAGAACTACGGAGACCATTGCATTGTATATGCCGGACACCATGAATTTTTCGCAAGGACAGTCATACAATGAACTAGATTTGCAGAGTCCTCTAACAAAAACCATGGGAGAAATTGCTTCCCAGGTGGATGCCTACAAAGCTGGAAAGGGTTTTGCTGAGGGTATGGTAAACGGTATCAGTAATTTGTCGCCATTTTTTGCTAGTTTTTTACCAGGCAATTTGGGTCAAGCTGCGTTCGCTGTTGGTTTTGGCTTGGTTCATAATCCAATGATAGAGATGCTATATTCGTCTCCCCAATTTCGCCAATTTCGTTTTGATTTCATGTTCTATCCTCGCTCACAAAAAGAGGCAAAAGAGGTTCAGAAAATTTTGAGGAAACTGCAATTTCACCAAGCACCTGAAATTAGAAAAGATAGTTACTCAGTATTTCTGATTCCTCCATCTGAATTTGATATCAAGTTTTATTATAATGGTCATGAAAATCCAAACATACCAAAAATATCCACATGTGTATTGGAAAACATAGATGTTGATTATGCACCCAGTGGTTTTTCCACATACGAAGTCCCAGGACAATTCAAGCCAACTGAGGGTGGAACTGGAATGCCTGTAGCTATAAGACTTAGCTTATCATTCAAAGAGACTGAATTTATGACAAAAGATCATTATCAGAAATCGGATACTAGCTATAGTAGTGAATTTAATACGCTTGGGTTCTAAACACATGTCCAAATATTTCAACTTTTTCAATCAAATACTATATGACAATGTTGGTAATAACACCAACTATGATCTAATTACCAACATCACAACGAAATTTTCTTTTGATGAATCATTCAAGAAAAACTCTATAGTTTTTTATCAACACTCGATAACTGACGGTGAAACACCTGAAATGCTGGCCCATAAAATCTATGGCTCATCGGAGCGTCATTGGATTATATTATCACTGAATGATATTGTTGATCCTCGCTTAGAATGGCCCATAGAGCAAAGGAGCTTGATTGATTTGATAGATAAGACATATCAAAGCAGAGCAAATACTGCAAACAATCAAACAGGATTATCGTGGGCAAGAACAAACGTCCATTCATACTACGTCCAAGAAACACAGATAGACCAGACAAACAATAAAAGTGTCACACAAAACAGAATTGACGCAGGCACATATGCAAACACATCAATTGCAACACAAACTCTAACGACACCGAGTGGAAGCACGATTACGATTGAAACAAGCAAATATTTGAAAACATACTATGAATATGAAATTGAGCAGAACGACAATAAGAGAATCATAAAAATTTTGAAGCCGGAATATGCGCCACTGGTTGAGCAAGAATTTAGACAGGTCTTTAAATAATGCAAACAACGACACTTGGGTATGAGATATTAAATCTCACGATTGAATCTATTGATGGCAAGAATGGTATAGATATTAGATTCATTTTTGATGAAATCAACATTTTTGAGAATGTCATGCTGCCTTGCATGTCCGGCAACATCGTCATCCATGATGCGATAGGACTATCCACCAAACTGAACTTTGATGGAAGCGAGTATATTCGCATCAACATCACCAAGGACGATAAAACTCTAGGCAGACAATTTGATATGAATTTTGATAGACGATTTGTTATCTACAAGTTGTCCAATCGAAAAGAAGTTAATCAGAACTCTGAGATTTACACACTTCATTTTGTCTCGGATGAATTCATCCTCTCACAGCAAAAGAAAGTTAGAAAGAATTACAAAGATACTCATGACAAGATGATCATGAGTATCCTGAAGGAATATTTGAATTTAAAATTTGAGACACCACAAATTGGAAGCATATTTCCAACAAGTGGTGTGCATGAGTTGAATATTCCCAATCTATCGCCGTTTGATGCAATAAATTACATCACCAAACGAGCGATAGGGCCATCTGGACGCCCAGATTATCTGTTTTGGCAAACGCCACTGGCCGGATATAATTTTATGCCTCTATCGGAGATTCTAACATTCGATGCGCCACATACCATAACATTCGGTGCAAAAAATCTACCAGTCCAAACAAAAGAGAAACAATTTTTCAGTGAGTTGTATGGCGCTAGAGACTTGAAAATCATTTCACAGTATAACTACTCCGAAAACATCCAAGCTGGAGTTTATGCCGGCAAATTTATCGGTTTCGACACGATAACGCGAAAAATAAAAACGCATAATTTGTCATACTCAAATGTTTACAACATGGAACCAAATCATGCAAATGAGTATCCACACAATAACAAAATTTTGAATAAAGAATACAATACCGCAGACACGATGTATGATTCGCGTGTGACACTTTATCCATTCCAAACAAACAGAGCCAATAATTCATATCTACTGACTAACGACACACGTTCAACACAGAATATTGATGACACTGAAAAGTACATCCTACAGAGAAAAATGATATTGTCCAATCTAATGCAAAGGAAACTCAATATATCCATGCCTGGCAATTTCCAATATGTTGCAGGATCAATGATTGAATTACTTGTGCCTAAGAGAAATAACATCGATAAAGATGAATATACAGATGGTGACAAAACACTAAGTGGAAAATATCTAATCACAGGTCTACGACATGTCATAAAATTTGATAAACATGAAACGTTACTTGAAGTGGTGACTGATTCCACTAATTATGGAGCACGATAATGAGTGAAGATTTCGCAGGCAAAAACGGGCACCATTGGTTCACAGGCATCATCATTCAACGTGATGATCCGGCGAAGTTGGCTAGAGTTCGTGTTCGCATAATTGGTTGGCATGACGCAGGAACTAAGGTAGAAGATTTACCTTGGGCAGAGGTATTACTTCCAATAAACGCATCAAGAAATTTCAGTCTTCCTGCTGAGGGTGAGTGGGTTCATGGATTTTTCAAGGACGGTATCAATGGGCAACAACCTGTAATCGTTGGGGTATATCCAGGAATTATACCGACGGGAGTGGAGATTACCGATGAGCCCGCGTATTATCCACCGAAAGCCAACAACTCTCCAAAACTACCCACCGATGTGAAAAATGATCGTGTTGGTGAATCCAATGTTCCTGCGCTAGGAAGAGAACTGCTCGTTTCAACAGGAATTGAATTCTCAAATAATAACAGATCACATGCATGTGATACTACATTATATGTGAGGCGCTCAATTGGATATGCCACTGGACTGTCAAAGCAAATTGCTACGGCAATTAGAGCCGCAATCAAAGCATTTTTGAAAGCTATTGGATCGGCAACACCCTCCGGCGCAGGAGTTGCTGGCATGATCAAAAGTCTAGCACACTCAATCAAGAAACTGACAGAAATAATCAAAAAAATAAATTCAAGTCTGGATGCTTTCGTCACTCAAGTTGCGTATATCAAATCTGTCATCAACTATATTCTAAATCTTCCAGCAAATCTACTGGCACTATTCAAGAAGTGTTTAGCTGAAGCATATGCTGAATTGAATGCTGGATTTATGCAAATAGCATCCGATTTCGATTTGACAACTATTCCTGAAGTTGATGAAATTGTCACTGCTGCAAAAGGCGCACTAAAAGACGTAGTTGATCTAGCAAAAGCCACGGGCGAATTAGTGTCGAAGCCTGGTGCTGTAATAGATGCTCTAGGAAACACAACCACAATAACAGATGATCAAGCTAAGGAGTTAGTGGGTGATTTATTTCCTGGCGCCGAAGCATTTAAACAAGAAAATTTTGAAAGACCCTAATTATGGCAAAAACTGAACAACCAAGTAGATACTCATGGACAGAGCCTGAGTCGGACTACAAAGCAAAATATCCATACAACAATGTGATGCAATCTGAATCAGGACATTTTCTTGAATTTGATGACACAAAGGATGCCGAGAGAATACGCCTGCAACATCGTGTAGGAACATATACAGAGATACAGGTAGACGGATCAAGCGTCAACAAAATCATAGGTGACAACTACCAGATCGTCCTGAAAGACAACAATGTATTGATAAGCGGTGCATGTAATATTACAGTTGAGGGCGACTCAATATTGACGGTGAACGGTGATTGTGTTCAGAGAATAAAGGGCGATTTCTTACAGGAAATTGAAGGCGACTACCAACAAGTTGTCAAAGGAAGCATGAGCATAACATCAAAGAATGACATTGATATCACAGCAGGATCAACTGAAGGATCAATCTATATTACAGCGCCAACTGTTGTTGACATAACCAGTGATTTGGATGTGGATGGCGCTATAGCGGGAGAATCAATCACATCCAGAAATGAAGTGACCGCTGGTACAGGTATTCACGCTGGTCTTCCAGGTTCAACTAATCCATTTGCGGGCATATCAACTTTAGGCGGCATGTCTGCTGGATTCATGACACCAGGCATTCCAGGAACAATCAATGCTACAGTGAGTGTAAATGCGCCATTGATTTCAGGTATAGTTGTGACAGACATTGTTGGTCCTATGCAGTTGATTCGTCTTCTCTACAACACTCACACACATTTCCATGCAAGAGGACCAGGATTCACGGCAATGCCAATTCCTATGATGTAATAAATATGAGAATAACGGAGACTATATTATGACACGACCAAATGTATTCAGTAGACTGGAATTTAGCTTTGATACTGCTAAGTTCGGTGATGCACTGGATCTCAATCCAAAGGTTTTGAAATTCCTGGAGCAAGCTGCATTGCCACTACCTGACTGGCAAGCTGACGATCTGGCCAATGATGTGGTAACACCAAGTAGATATTTGAAGAATCCACATGAAAATGTCATCATATCACTAACGCAATCTGCAACAAGTCTTACTTCATTAGCAAATACAGGAAATACAATATTCCAATATGCATCGGCTGAGGCTGCAGGCCTAAGCACAGCCGCAGCCAATTTCATTATAGAATTGCAGCGATTCAAAACTCACACAGATAATATATCTGGTCTAGGAACAATGTCTGAATATGCCAATATTCCACAATATGATATTGCAGTTGCAATCGGCCAGAAAGTTTTGGAGATCACGTATCGTTCAGACTATGCGGCTCAGCCAAAACAGAATGTGACATACAATTCCATCTTTGATCCCGCGAATGCAAATACAGTTGTGGTAACAACATCAAATAATTCTCCAAACGCGGCAACGATGTTAGGATCATTCACAAGTCTGTACATTGGTCCAGACCTGCAAGTTTATAATACTTTACTGGCAACAGGTGTTTTGACAGTTAACAACTCCCTAGTATATGTTCCGCCTTCGGGGGAGGAGGCAGGATACTGGACATCCAACATCTCTGTTCCGTCAATCACTACCATATATGACGCAGTGGTCGCGGCGAATACTCTGATCGCAACACGCAGAAATCATGATTGGAATTTCTTTGAAAAGTCTCAAGAATTGGTGATGGACACAGTTTTTCTAAGCAAGTTCTCTTCAATGGGAAATTCACAAAAATCCATGGTCAACAATCTAATCGGTACAGATTTATTGATAGACAATATGGCCAACGCAGCAAATTCAATACCCAGTTGAATAAATAATAAATGGCAACATTAAACGCTAATATTACGAAAAGATTCATTGATCTGGATCTGAACTTCAATAGTCATCCTATCAAAAAGGACGTGACTAAGGTTGTGGATGAGATGGCCGTAATCAATTCCATCAAAAACTTGCTATTGACGAATCACTATGAGCGTCCGTTTCAGCCTGATTTGGGTTCAAATGTTCGCAAATTGTTATTTGATAACATGGATCAAATAACAGCATCGGCACTGGAGCGTCAGATAACAGACACTCTACGAAACTTTGAGCCAAGGGCACAGATAACGTATATGAATATTTTGCCGGACTTTGATAATAATTCATACAATGTTTCTATGGAATTTAGAATCATCAATAAAACTGAACCCATCTCAATACAGTTCTTCCTACAGCGTAGTAGATAAAATAACAGAAAGCAAGTGACTTAAAATGGCAGATCGCTTACAGGTAACCGAATTAGATTTTGATCAGATCAAAACCAATTTGAAAAATTTCATGAGACAGCAGACTGAGTTTGCTGATTATGATTTTGAAGGCTCAGGACTAAACATTTTATTGGATGTTTTAGCATACAACACACATTACAACGCATACTATCTGAACATGATTGCCAATGAGTCATTCATGGAATCAGCAATGCTTAGGAGTTCTGTGGTATCACATGCAAAAGCATTTGGATATACACCAAGATCACCAACAGCACCACGTGCAATCGTTCGTGTTGAAGTGGAAACAGGATCATCTGCTGCAGGTACTTTGGTTCTTCCTAAAGGGTTCATATTCATATCGGATCAAATTGACGATAGAGCATACACATTTGTGACATTGGAATCTTATAGTGTTGCTAAGGTAGGCACAAAATTCATTTTCAATAATATACCCATCTATGAGGGTAAAATATTTACCTATTCATACACTCACACCGAACTGTCTAATCCAAGACAAATATTTGAGCTTCCCGAATCCAATATCGACACATCAACAATAACTGTTTCTGTTAGAGCATCAGCCGCAAACACGGATACTACCCTGTATTCATTGAATACTGAGGCACTGGATCTAACAACAACATCTGAAGTATATTTCCTCCAAGAAGCATTGAATGGAAATTATGAGGTGTATTTTGGCGATGGAATTTTGGGTAAAAAGTTATCGGATGGCGCAGTCATAACTCTATCATACTTGACAACCAACGCCGAAGTAACAAATCAGGCCAGCTTATTCAAGGTGAATTCAACCATAGGTGCATTCTCAAATATTACAGTTACCACCATAAATGCGGCATCAGGTGGATCACAACGCGAAACTATTGATCAGATAAAATTCGGAGCTCCACTGAACTTGCTGTCTCAGAACAGAGCTGTTACGAAAAATGACTATATTCGTCTAATACAACAGAGATATCCTTCATGGGAAGCTGTTAACGTATGGGGCGGCGAAGAGAACACTCCACCAGTTTATGGTAAAGTCTTTATTGCTGGTAAGCCAAGGCTAGGTTTCGAAGTTACTGACACAGAAAAAGAATTCGTCAAGAATGAAATATTAAAACCTATCAGTATTCTGACAGTTACACCAGAAGTCGTTGATATCGACTACAACTATCTGAAGATTCAGGCGACAGTTTTCTATGACAAAACAAAGACTACACAATCTGATGGTGAAGTCAAAACGGGATTGGCGACCACCATCCAAAATTACTGTGACGAAAACTTAAACCAGTTCAACTCATACTTTAAATACTCTGGGTTGAAGACCGCAATAGACAACTATGACAGGTCGATTACATCAAACGAAGTGGATTTGTTTATAGGTAAAAAGTTTAGACCTGTGCTGAATAGATCAGATAGTTATATTTTGGACTTTGGAGTAGAATTGAAGAGGGGTTCAACAAATGATACTTTCTATTCTTCTCCAGACTTCACCATGCAAGATGAGTTTGGAATTAGTCGCCAATGTTTCTTTGAAGAGATACCATCATCTTTCACGGGCCTAGAATCTGTTACTGTAATAAATCCGGGCTTCGGATACACATCAACACCAACTGTGGAAATTGTGGGTGATGGTTCGGGTGCAAAAGCTGTTGCAGAGATTGTTAACGGAAAACTATATCGTGTTAATGTAACTAATCCAGGCATTGGTTACACAACAGCCGCAATTAGAATCACTGGCGGAGGTGGAAGTATTGCATCAGCAAGCGCGGTGCTTGAAGGACGTTACGGCAAAATCAGAATTGCTTATTTCAAACAAGATGAGGTCAGCAGCCAAAGTACGAAAGTAATTATTAACACCAACAGAAATGGTGGTATTATGGGTGAAATTGACTATGTGCTAGGCAAAATTACACTGAATGAGTTCATGCCAAGTGCTGTCAATAACTTCTTCGGTGACATAACATTACACATGAAACCCGCTATAAATATCATACAATCCAAGCTGAACAAGATGCTTGTATTGGATGCGGACGATACAACGAGTATTGTCATTAAGACAGTTCAAATTTAATGGAAAAAACACTACTCTCAAGTTTGGTGAAAAACCACGTCCCGGGATTTGTTCGGGACGAATATCCTACGTTCATATTATTCCTCGAGAAATACTATGAGTGGTTGGAAACGACACAGCAAGTTTCTGAAGAGTTACACAATCTAAAAAATTCCTTTGACATTGATGCATCCAACAATTTCTACCTGGAACAACTGAGACAGGATCTTCTACCATATTTTCCTAGCGAAATAATGGCAGACAAGCGTTTGTTCCTGAAATTGATCGGTGCTTTCTATCGCACAAATGGAACACAGAACTCTATCAAATTCCTTTTCAGAGCACTATACAATGAAAATATTGATATCTATTATCCTAAAGATGACATTCTAATAGCATCAGACGGAAAATGGGTGTTGCCATTGGCACTCAGGATAGATACAAATGATTCCAACATTCTCAATATCGAGAAAACTTTACTAACTGGCCAAACATCAAAAGCAACTGCGGTTGTTGAAAAAGTTATTCGCTCAGTTGATCGACAGTTAGGCATCACATACATCGAAGTGTATGTTTCAAACGTCAGCAGGCAGTTTACAACAGGTGAAATAGTCAGCGCGGTATATAACAACGGCACACAAGACATAAGTGTCTCTGGTCGTTTGGTTGGCGCTTTGTCTGAAATTAGCATTGATCCTAGAAATCGTGGCTTATTGTATAATGGCTATGATGAAACAACTGGTTATCCAGGTGATCCAGTAACTATTGTTGGAGGTTTAAATCCACTAGCTTCATCACCAGTTGGCGCGATAGCTCACGTGGGACAAACAACTAAAGGTAGTATCACAGATATTGCCATCACGAATGGTGGCTTTGGATTTAGAAACCAAGATGATGATCCGGATACAATCATATTTGATTTTGTTGGTGGGTTTGATGGATCCATATTCGGCACAGAAGCTAAAGCTGAATTGTCATTGGTTGATGGAAACAGCAGTCGGACAATTAACGTTGCAACCACAAGTGTAAGCACACTGAATTCCGCACATATCAATATCGCATCAATAGAGTCAAACACAATCAGTTCTATTACAGGATTTGATTCGTTCAACGTATACTCAATGTCGTTTGTGTCTCTATCAGGCTCTGGTGGCGGATACAGATCAAAGCCCAGCTTAGAAACATTTAGTCTGTATAATGAAATTTATGATGATTCTCTTGTTATATCGTCTGCAAGTATCATCAAAGGAACAAGAATAATAACAGACAACACACAGAACCTGGCAAATTCATTTGAACCAGGTGACTATGTTCGCCTGTTCTTAAATAATCGCTATGAAGAAGTGTTGGTTGTGGATTCAGTAACCACTAACACAATAGGTTTTGCTAATGTTTTTCCAAATGACATTAGTGGTGTTTCAGTGTTTAAGGTGAATCGTAACGATTTGTATAAACTAGGATCACTAGGAAGAATTGTTGTAACGTCAGGTGGCACTGGATATCAACTAAACGATATCATAACATTCACAGGTGGCTCAGGATATGGTGCTAACGCATATGTCTCTGAGGTGTTCGCTGGCAATAATGGAATCAAAACTGTCACCATTAACAATCATTCATCTGGCGCATATGTCATAGGTGGTGAAGGATATGCTAGAGATTCTTTGCCGTCATTATCTGTCCAATCAGCTAATGGTGCAAATGCGGTCCTGCATGTGAGTGAGGTTACAGGTGATGGTGAATCACTAGATTTGACCACATCTAGAATTGGCTCAATATCGTCACTGAGAATTACCAGCTATGGTTATGATTATGTTGAGACTCCAAAGATTTCTTTGAGAAATGCAGATTTGGTGGTTAGCAACACGACGGAAGGACAGCTTTTTGTTTCCAACACCAGTGTTTATCAGGGAGCGTCTAATGTTGCTACAACATTCAAGGCGACTGTTGATAGTTACAATCCTGCAACAGGCATTCTACGTGTTTTTGATTATCGCGGCACAGTTGATACAAATATCAAGATAAACAGCGATGATGGAACAGTCAATGCTGACGTTATTTCATCCTCATTCTATGGTGATGGTCGTGCTAAGGCTACAGCAGATTTTGAGAATGGTCTGATTAGATATCCAGGACTCTATCTGAATACGGATGGCCAAGTTAGTTCTGATAAGCGTTTGCAAGATGGTGAAAAGTATCACAATTTCTCATACATCATTAAATCCAGAACTGATTATTCTAAATTTAAGAATCCATTGTATGATATATCTCATCCAGTGGGAACAAAAATCTTTGTAACTAGGATTGACGATAATCAAGAAACTGTGCCTTATGGTTCAAATTCACAAACTCTGTTGATCACAACATTGAACGACAGTTATAATATTTCAAGCAATTCAAATATTGTAACTTCTACGAATGTTTCATCCAATTTGAGATCGACAGTGAATGTTGGTGACTACATAATTATAAACAGTATTAACAAGCCAATCCAGAATACAATGAATGTTGTTTCTGGATCAAATGTTATTTTTGGTGCTGCAAACAGTGTCAACTTTATCAATGATTTGTTAGAAGGTGATGTTCTTAACCTATCAACAGGAAACACAGTCACGATTACAGAGGTGTCAAACTCGACATATGCCACAGTTGATACAATAATTGGTGTCACATCAGCTTCAGTAACAGCGAACGTGATATATGCGGAAATTAAGAAAGTCTCAGCAGTTACGGCCAACACAATCACTGTTACAACAAATTATAGACATAATGGTTCATTCTTGACAGCCAACGTACAGAAACACAGATAAATAAACCATGTCATCGTTATTAACAAAAAATTTCAAAATCCTTATGGCCAAGCAAATTCTGAATTTGCTTGATATTGGCTCAAACGCATATTTGCCAGAAGCTAGGAAGTCCTATGTCTACACATTCATAGGAAAAGCACTGCCGTGGAATTCCGGCACAGAAATTCCACCGGCTCCTATAGACTCCGATAACGCAATTAATGAGTATTACAGAAGAGGAATTCTGGCAAAACAGATTTCCTTGGAGAATGCTACCCTTGTCGTTCCAAGAATAAACTGGCAGGCGAACACAGTTTATTCCACATACACATCAAATACAAATTTTTATGTGTTGAATACCAGTGATCAAGTTTTCAAGTGTCTATCAAATGTCAGGTCAAATTTGGCATCAACATCACAGCCTGAACTCACACTATCAACAACCTCACTTGAAGAACCATACATTGAAACCGCTGATGGTTACAAATGGAAATATCTTTACACATTAACATCAACGCAAAAACAGAAATTTTTGGGTGATGAATGGATGCCTGTTACGTTCAACAAATTCGTAAGGGCGGCCGCAGCACCGGGCTCCATTGATGTGGTGACAATTACAAATAGTGGAAACAATTACACAAATGGTTCAACCCAATCGATCATCTCTATTGAGGGTGATGGAACTGGTGCGATATTGAAGGCCAACGTTGCTGGTGGACAAATTCAGGATGTAATTATCCAGAATAGGGGTTCAGATTATACATACGCCGCAATAACGATTCAGGATGTTGCTGGTGGTATCGGATCAGGTGGCGCAGCAGTTGTTTCTATTGCACCGCATTCAGGACACGGTTTTGATCCTGTTTATGAATTGAATGCGTCAACCATCATGTTCAACGTTGAATTTGATGGTGATGAAAATGACACTTTACCGACAGAAAATGATTTCCGTGAAATAGTATTGTTGCATAATCCTAATGAGTCTGGCGGTCAAGTACTGGCCGCAGGCAGTTCATATACATTATACACACGAATCAAAACTTCTCCTGGTGTTGGAGATTTCAATACAGACGAAATTGTATATCAAGGCGCAACTTTTGGAGATGCGACATTTACAGCAAATGTAATTTCATTCGATGAAGTACAAAATTACCTATACATCAATGACGTTCGTGGAACACTGCAACAAAATCAGACCATCAAAGGTCTATCTTCAGGCTCAATTCGTGTTGTTAACTCAATCAAAGCGCCCACATTAGATTTATATACCGGCAAGATTTTATACATATCAGATAAACTGCCGATCACACGCGATCCCTCACAAACGGAAAGAATCCGTTTTATCCTGAGTTTCTAAACGAGGAATAAATGACAACTCTATTCAATTACGATCCATATTATGACGACTTCGATGAAGATAAAAACTTCATGCGAGTGCTTTTCCGCCCAGGCTATTCAGTCCAAGCAAGAGAACTGACACAGCTACAAACAATATTGTCTAACCAAATTGAGAAATTTGGTAATCACATTTTCAAAAGCGGCAGCCCAATCGTTGGGGGCAAAGTCTCATTAGACGACAAAGCAAATTATGTCATTTTGCAGCCACAATATGGCAATGAAGATATCGTTGTTACAGATTTCTTAGATAAAATTGTTGTATCTTACGGTTCAACAAAAGACGTTCGCGCCAAAGTTATCGCTGTTGAAAGTACAACATCTAATCCTATCCTCGTTCTGAAATATTTGAGCGGAGAACGTTTCGCTGAAAGCGATGATCTTCGTGTATATGGTCAAAACATATTCGGAACATTGGCTACAACCGCAGCGACTGGCGGTTCATATGTTGCATATCTGCAAGAGGGTGTTTATTACTTTAAGGGTCAATTTGTTAAAGTTGTTCCACAATATCTAATCGTTGAACTATTCTACAGGCTAGGATCATCATCAACCATCAACTCACAGCCATCATACAAAGTCGGTATAGAATTTACTGAAGTGTTGGTTGATGAAATTGATGACACTTCCCTGTTGGATCCAGCGCAGGGTGCATTCAACTATCAAGCACCGGGTGCAAATAGATTCCAAATTCAAACAGCACTCGCTAAGAGAACATTAGATTCCGCTGACGTTTCATCCTTCTTTGAAGTGATTCGTCTGGTAGCTGGCGTTAGGACAAAAGAGATTCAATATCCAATATACAGTGAAATTGAAGCATTGTTGGCCAGAAGAACCTTTGATGAATCTGGCAACTACACTGTTGATCCATTTGTCATCTCTATTGATGAGGGTGATTCTGCTAATGGTATGTTCAATGTCGTATTGGATCCAGGCAAAGCGTATGTCAATGGATATGAATTCCAAACGATTGCGCCAACAACAATCGAGTTAGCACGTGGGCGCGATGTGTCTAATGTATCAAGCTACGATTTACCTACCAATTATGAGTCATCTGTAGTATTGGACAGCATTCGTGGTACATTGAATATCACAACATATCCACAGTTAGATATTCACATTGTACCAACAAACTCAATCAACCTGACAACAACAGCAGCATATAACAGCACAAAAATAGGTACTACCCGTGCGAATATGATGCGTTATAATGACTCGACAACCAGTACTATTGGTGATACACACTCTTTCACAGTTAACGTTTTCGATGCAGTTGGCTCAGCGATAACCGGAACAGTGCCTGCAGGTTCATCCACAACAACAATTAAGTTGCCGACAACATTTTCCGCCACAGCTGGTGCAAACGTGTATGCAAACATGTTGTTCCGAATTGTTAGTGGTGATCTAGCGGACGATGGTCCATTGCCAATCGTTTCATCGAACGCAACTTACATCACACTATCAACTTCACTGTCTAAAATACCAAGCACAGCCAATGGTGATTCATTCTCAATTGAATCCGACTTCAAACAAGCTGAGTCCCTGGTAATAACTGATGGCACATCCATCACATTCTCTGGAAACATCAACAGTGATTCTAAGAATTCACTGACTGGCTTTGCATATATTAATGAACCAAAACGTTCCAGCTTATTGTTCAATGTTCCTTATGATGCAATCAAAGACGGAACTATCGACAATATGGATTTGTATGCCAGAAAAGCATATCTAAACAGAACAAGTGATGCGGGCGGATCCATAACAATCAACGCAGGTGGTACAGACTCATTTGCATTTGCTGGAAGTCCAGGCGTTATTTCAGATTCTCTGATTCTGAACAACATCATTTGTACAGTTCGTAGCGGCGTATCGTCCAACACACAGTATGGCATCACAGCTAACAGTGTATTGAGTCTTGCAAATAATAACTTTACTGTTACCGCAGTATCTCCAACACAGTTTACAGTCAACTTGGTTGTGCCTGGTGTTTCGGTGGACTTTTTGATTACAACAAAAGTCAATGATGCAGAGAATGCTTCTACAGGTTCAACTCGCGGCAAACAGATGATACCACTAACTAGTGGTGCAGACTTACATGCAAAAGTTCCTAGTGAACTTGGTGGCGCAAACACACTGAATGCTGCAAACACTTCAGGTGAAGTCACTACATTCAGTGGTGGTTATGTGTTTACTTCAGTTGGTGCAACCAACTTCACAGGCAACGCTATTCTAACTGATCTACGTACTCCAGGTAAACCAGTTAGCCTACAAGTTGCTGATGTGTATGAGATTGTTGGAGTATATGACTCTAAGAGTCCTACAGCAAACGTATCAACAGCAATGTTGACGACAGCCACCAACGATATCACAGACAGTTATGAGTTTGATAACGGTCAGAAGAAAAATTACTATGACCATGCTACCATCAAATTGAAGCGTGGTTATAGTGCTCCGACAGGCACAGTTTATGTGCAGTACAGATACCTGAAACACATTGCATCTCCTGCGACTGGTGGTGCTGGTCTATTCACCGTGGATTCGTACCTACAAGCAGGTTCAAATATGTCTTACGGTGACATTTCAGTATTTGCTAACAACGAAGATCAGAAACTTGTGCCATTGAGATCATCGTTTGATTTCCGTCCAACAAGAGCAGTTGCTAGTACAACACTATCTGGTGCACTGAATCCTGAGCCACTTGAACAAATTACAATGGACTACGATTACTACTTGAGTCGAATCGACCAAGTGGTTGTGAAATCTTCCAGAGAATTTGCTGTTATCAAAGGTAAGTCTGCGATCAATCCAATTGCACCTCCAGTCAACAACAAAGACATGTTGATTTACACACTGTATGTTCCAGCATATACAGATTCTGTGAATGATGTTCGTGCAGATTTCAAAAATCATCGCCGCTATACAATGGGTGATTTGCAGAATTTTGAAGAGAGAATCAGTGGTCTTGAGTACTATGTTTCCCTAAGCACATTGGAGAAAGATGCAGCAGCAACTAAAGTTCTGGACGCAAACGGTCTAGAGCGTTCAAAGTATGGCATCTTGGTAGATAACTTCACAAGTAAAGACAATCAAGCAACACGCGATGAAGTCAATTTTGACAACAGAAACTTGATTGAGAATGGTACACTCCAACCTGCATCTCTGATGCGCACGGTCAAGTTGATTCCTAGAACTGGCGACAACGTTGGTTCAGCATTCATCGCAGGAACAGGCACCAAGAAAGCTATGATGCTTTCTTACACAGCCCGTGAATTTGCAAAGCAGCCTTATGCAACAAAGTCTATGACAGTTGCAGATGCAGTTTTTGCTAACTTCAAAGGTAAGACAAAGCTATTCCCCGAATTCAGTGGTGATGTTGATACCGGCAGCACCGCAAAAGTTACACTGAACTCCAATCAGGGAATTTCAAATGCGTTCAATTTTATCAATGACGCATTCAAATACATTTCTGACAAAACTCCGACTTGGCAAAATGACAAAGATAGTCCTTTTGCAACAATCGCAGACAGTCAGTGGTACAAGACAGTACGTGAAGTTGATAGAAATAAAGCAACAGTCCAAAGTCTGGGTGGAAACACATGGGGCTGGGTTGCACCAGTAAATGATAACACATATCTGACCGCTGGCGCTGAACTGAAGCAGAAGCAAATATCCACATCTTCTTCTCAAGTCAATTTAGGTTCATTCGTTACAGATTTGGCAATTCAGCCATACATGAAGTCTAAGCAGATTCTGTTTACTTCTGAAGGTGTTCGCCCTAAAACTGTAATGTATTCGTTCTTTGATGACACGGATGTCAACAAGTATATCGTTGTTCCTAACCAAGTAACATTGAATACTGCATCACAGACACTAAGAGCTGGTGAATCTGTGCTTATCGCAAACACTATTGCTGACTTGGCTGCCAATTTGTCAAGTTTGATTGCGGGCGGCACATCTTATGATCCAGCATTTGTTGTTGTGAGTGAAAGAGGATCTGCTAACGTTTCCATCATCAATGAAACAGGTAAAACTCTAGCAGGAAAATTTGTTTATGGTTTGGATACAGGAAGATATTATACCATATCCACAATCAATGAGCATCGTTCAGGCTTAGGTAATACAACCACCACCACAATTACACTTGATGCTGGTGCGTCTTCTGCCAATGGATACTACACCGGAAATACTGTTACGATTGTTCGTGCAGCTAATTCCAATGATGGCCTAGGACAACAACACACAATTACAGCATACAATGGAACAACCAAAGTTGCTAACGTAAGTGGTACAATTGCAACGACAGGACAAGTTATCTATTCAATGGGTAACAATAAGACCAATAAGCTCGGACAAGTTGGTGGTGCATTCTATATGCCAAAAGCAACTTTCCGTTCAGGTCAAAGAACCTTCCGTGTAACCGAGTCGTTCAATAACACATATGATGCCGATTCGATCTCTTTTGCAGATAAGACATATACTGCATCTGGATTGATTGCGAACAAGACTGAATTGATTGAATCTGTGTTGAACGTTGATGTTGATTTCAAGATCACTGGCACACAAACAAGCGACAAACTTGTAAACTCTGTTACAGTTGGATCACAGGTGTTGAGTAGCTGGGCGGTTGATCCACTGGCTCAAACATTCTTTGTTGATGCTGAATTGTATCCACAGGGTCTATTCTTGGATAGCATTGATTTGTTCTTCCGTGCAAAAGACGACAATCAGTTGCCTGTTACTGTGCAGATTCGCCCAACAGTCAATGGATTCCCATCTTCAGACTTCTGGTATCCAGAATCTGTTGTGACAAAGTATCCATCGGAAATTGTTGTTTCTGAGTCACCATCTATTTTGGATGCGACCAACACAAACTTCAAATTTGACATTCCTGTGTTCTTGAAGCCTGGTTTATATGCGATGGTTCTGTTGACAGATTCTCCACAATACAGTGTGTGGGAAGCTGAAAAGGGTGGCACAACAAGAAACAACGAATATGTTGACAAACAACCATATTCAGGAACATTGTATAAGTCACAGAACGCTAGAGAATTCTCACCGTTCATCAATGAAGACTTGATGTTCAAAATCAACCGTTGCGTGTTCTCAACAACATCAGCAGTTCACGTTCTACAGAACGAAGGATTGACAACACCAATCAACATGGATAAGATTCGTTTGCTTGAAACAGCAATCGTGCCATCAGATACATTGGTAAATGTTGAACGCACAATTTTGACAACACCATTGGGTGGCACAAAAGAAAGCACACCAAGAGCAATTTCACCTGGACAAATCTATAGTTTTGCGTCAGATGAATTGTATGCAGTGGGTTTCCGTAGAAAGTCTATCGGCACTCAAAATAGTTTCACTATGAGAGTTGCTATGTCCACAACAAACGATGCAATCTCTCCTGTGATATCACTGGAAAGTGCTGCTATCAACGTGTGGGAAAACTTCTTGGATAATGCTGTAATTGATGCTGAAGATTTCACAATCGTTTCTCCAGGTTCTGGTTACAGCAACTCAAACAACATCACAATCACAAGTTCAACAGGAACTGGTGCAACAGCCAACTTGAGCGTTGATGCTAACGGTAATGTTGTTGGAATCTATGTTTCCGCTGGTGGCTCCGGTTATCTTGACGACTTCACAATCTCATATCCATTGGTCGGTTCAGGAACGGTAACAGCTAACGCAAACATTGTTTTGAACAGTGAGCACGATTCATCTGGTGGTCCATGTCTAGCTCGCTACATCACAAAGCCAATCACACTTGCTGATGGCTATGATGCGGGCGACTTGAGAGTTTTCTTGGGTGCAAATAAACCAGGTAGCTCAGAAGTTTCTGTTTACTACAAGATTCTTTCCGGCAACGACAATACGACATTCAAAGATCGTGGCTATCAGAAAATGGTGTGTATCAATCCAACTACAACACCATCACTTGATGCATCATTCCGCGAATATGAATATCGCCCATCAGCGACAGTCAATGCAGTATCATATGTTGGTGAAAATGGTGTAACACACGACACATTCAAAACATTCGCAATCAAGATTGTTTTGACATCCAGTGATCCAGCAGTTGTTCCTACAGTTAAAGATTTGCGTATTATTGCAACTCCGGCAGAATGACCATGCACATAAAAGTAGAAGGAACAAATTTTGTAAAAGACACCGGCACAAACGCCCTGCTAATGACAGGGCGTGCAGGTCTAACAGAAAATGAAGCTAGAAAAAGATTGGCTGATAGGATCAATGGTAAAAACGATGATATAAATAACCTAAAAGTGCAAGTTCAAGACCTGTCTTCTGATATACAGGAGATAAAATCACTATTAGCTTCACTGTTGCAACAGAGTAAATAACAATGGCAATTCCAAATATCACAAGAAATAATACAGTTGATGAGTGGAGAATACAGACCAATCAGTCTGCTAACACACTAAACACATTAGAAACTGGTACGTACACTAAAACAACAGGTACATTGGCCATCGGAGCTAATGCATCTTTACAAGTTTCAAATACTGCACTATTTTCAACCGACATAACTGTTGGTAGAGATATTACTTTGGGTGTTCAGGGAACTGCAACTGGAAATTTGGGTGTCGGTGGAGTTGTTTCCATCTATGGTCCAGGAACAGCATTATTCGTTGCAAACAACGTTGTAAGTAATGGTACAGTTATTGTTAGAAATACAATAATTGCCAACAACATTACAGCAAACTCAAATGTGGTTGTCGTAGGGACAGCGAACGTAGGATTCTTGGGAGTAGCAAACACTGGTGTTTTCGGTCAATCTGTATCCATAGGAAACAATTTGACTGTCATAGCAAACGCATCAGTCGGTGGTAATATATCGGTGACTCAAGGTTTAAGTGTCGGTGGCAATTTTAGTGTAACTGGCTCAGCTAACGTTGTTGGTAATTTGGGCATCACTGGAAGTTTAGCAACAGCTACATCATTGAATGTTGGCACAAACTCCACCGTCACAGGCAATGGTTATTTTGGTGGAACACTGCAAGCAGTGGGTAATGTTTCTATAGGCGGAACATTACAAGCGAACGGTGCAGCATCGCTAGGTGACGATCTTTTGGTGGGTGGAGATGCCACAATTATAGGTAACTTGGGTGTTACAGGAAACTTCACGTTAGCTGGCCAGACAATTATTGATACTGATACTTTTATTATCGGTGCAACAACTCCTATAACTTCAGGCAATGCATACTTCGGTGTGTATCGGGGCAACACACAATCCACTCTAGGAACAGTGAATGCGAACGCATATATTCGTTGGGCAGGAACAGCAAAAGAGTGGCAACTTCGTGATGTTGACAACTCAGATTTGGGCACAAGTTTTTCGAAAGTATTAACGGCTAATCTAATCACAACAAGCACAGCGACTGTAAGTAATTCAACTTTCGCAAGTTCGTGGCTAACTAAAAACTATGTTGACAATGCCAACACAAATCTGAAATCTTATTCAGATGCATTGTTTGCAATCGCAGCCAACACATTTGTTGGCACATCGGGAACAGCGATTCCAGATAAAGGTGTCATAACATATTCCAGCAACAATGGAATCGCTATACACGGAACAGCAAACACGATTGCTATCAGTACACCACAAGATTTGAGAATAACTGCGACACCGACATTTGCAGGATTAACTCTTGGCACAGGTGGTCAGTTGGCCATCCAACATGGCGGAACAGGAGCAACTTCGGCTTCGGCGGCACTTACTGCACTGTTACCAACTGGAACAACTGCAGGTTACGTTTTAACTACAGGTGGACCAGGTAACTTTTATTGGGCTGCTGGTGGCACAGGAGGTGGAGGTGGTGCTGTACCAGGCACAACAATCAACTCAACAAGATTGTCATATACAGGCAACGGTGCAAACACGAGATTTACAACACCAACATTCAATGCGGCCACTCAACTGAGAGCATACATTAACGGTGTTAGACAATTTGAATCTGAGTATTCAGCTAACGTTGCAAACTCAACAATCAGTTTCTCTGAGCCACCACAAAGTACAGACACAATTTTACTTGAAGTTGATGGATACATTGTAAATCCATATTACGCAAACAACATCACTTACGGACCAGTGACTGGTGATATTTCAGCAAGTGCAAACACAATTCAATTGGCTATAGATAGTCTTGAGAGTAGAAAAGCAGCATTAGTTGGCGCACAATTTACTGGCATAGCTACAGGTATTACTGTACCACATATAACGAGTAATACAGCTTTTGCGACAACGCAATTTGTTAAAGATGTTGTAAACTCAGGTAACACGTTCACGATGAGTGTCAGTGGTAATGCAGGAACGGTGACCAACGGTGTTTACACTAATGGATCATATGCGAATCCATCGTTTATCACTTCTCTAGCAAATGCAAAAATTACTGGTCTTGCTGCATCAGCAACAACAGACACATCAAACGCAAGCAATATATCATCAGGCACACTTGCAGCAGCAAGACTTGAAGCATCTGGTGTAACAGCAAGAACATATGGAACAGCCACTGTTGTTCCAACAATTGTTGTTGATGATAAGGGTAGAATAACCTCCGTATCAAATACTTCTATCAGTATAGATACAGGCGCAATTACTTCAGGCACACTTGCAGTAGCGAGACTTGGTGGTACGCCAACATTTACTGGTCTAAATGTAGGATCAGCGAGTGGTGCTGGCACAGGCGAGATTCGTGCATCAAGTGATATTATCGCACACTATTCTTCTGACAGCAGACTGAAAACTGAAATCCAAATCATACCGGATGCCCTACAAAAATTAAAATCAATCGATGGTGTAACATTCAATTGGAATAGCCTAGCTGAAAATAAAGACACAGAAAAACGTGAAGCTGGTGTTATTGCGCAACAAGTACAAAAGGTTCTTCCTGAAATTATCTCAGTGAGAGATAATGGTTATTTGGCTGTGGCTTATGAAAAACTTGTGCCTTTGTTGATTGAAGCGATAAAAGAATTGTCCGCTGAAGTTGAAGTATTAAAAGGAAAAAATAAATGACTACAAGGGTAACTGGATCAGTATTAGCTAATACAGCAGTTACTGTGGGTACATACGGTGGAGCACAAGCTCACGCTGTATTCACGGTAGATAAGCAGGGTAGATTAACATCTGCGGCCAACGTAACTAGCGGAGTGATAACAGCAGGCAGTTTTGGTGACAGTGTGAATATTCCTGCGTTTAGTGTGAATGCCTTGGGACAGGTAACTACAGTCACAAACACTGCGATTAGGACAGCCACAACAGGACAAACTGGTATTGTTCAGCTTACAGACTCAACTTCAAGCACAAGTACAACAACAGCAGCCACACCTAATGCACTAAACACATTAAGAACAACGCTTGCTACATCTAGTCAAAATGGTATAATGTCCAGTACATTTGCAGCTAAGTTGGATGGTATCGCTGCTGGTGCAACAAACGTCACAAACACCAATCAGTTGACGAACGGTGCAGCATTCATTACGGCAAGCGCAACAACTACAGGCACACATTCCGGTCCATCTACAGGCACACACTCTGGCTTAGTTACCGGATCAGTTAGAAGAGCAACTTCGGTCATTGGCTCAAACACCAGCGCAGTAGCAGGAACAACATACATACTTACTGCATCATTAACACTGACGTTGCCTGGATCACCAACAGCTGGTGACACAATCCGAGTTACTAATTTATCAGGAACATACACTTCAGTTGTTGCGAGGAATGGTCAAAATATTATGGGTATTGCGGAAGATATGACAATAGACTTTAATTATATGAGTCTAACATTAACCTATGCTGACGCAACTCGCGGCTGGGTTGTAGCAAATTAACTTTGGAGTATTGAATGTCAAGAGCAAGTTCATTTTTGGGTTATGGAATACCAAAACGTGTAGTAACATACACATCAGGATCAGGAAATTTTTCCACACTAGAATCAAATTCTTTTTGTAGGGTGACTTTAGTTGGAGGTGGTGGAGGCAGCGCATCAGCGTCTGGTGGAGCCATTGGTCTCGCTGGCGGTGGCGGTGCCACAGGAATTCTTTGGTTGAGACTTAGTGGCACATACGCATATTCAGTTGGTGCTGCGGGCACGGCCGCCGCCGCTGCCGTTTTTCAAAGTTATTGGAATGGATTTAATACTGTGACTGGTTATCCATATGGTGGAAATGGAGGTGCGGGTGGCGCAACTACATTTGGTGGCATTTCTTTGGCCGGTGGTGGTGGTGGTGTCGGCTCACAGTACGTGGTGGATCCACCAGACGCATACTGGTCATCAGGAAGTGCAGGAAGCTCAGGAACAACAAATATTAGTCCTGGTGCTAGTGCTAGTGGACAATTATCGTATTATGGAACAGGTGTGGGCTCAGGTGGCGCCATCGCATCTGGCGCGGGCAATCCAGGCAATGCAGGAGTTGTGGGAATTATCATCATTGAAGAATTTGGAGCAATAGGATGAATAGAGTACAATTTAAAAATTTATTTGATAAAAATGTTTGGGCAGGCTTCAAAACATCCAATGATGCATACGTCCAAGATTACATAGAAACTTTCAATTTATATGATGGTGATATTGATTTATCCGTAAAAGAAAATTTTGATTTTATCATGTATTGCTATAAAGAAGAAATTCTCAGTAAAGAAAAAACTGCTGAAATTTTGAATATTGTTTTCATTGAGAATGATGGTCCAGCAACAGCAGAGCCAACAAATACTAAATAAGAAATAACTCGGAGTTTAAGTTTTGGCAGCATTTTCAGAAATAGTCATAGAGCAAGGAGCAACATTCAGTACAATATTGAACGTTGAGGATAACTATGGGAATGCGATTAATCTACACTCATATTCAGCCAACTCCATGATGAGGAAGTCTTATTACTCATCAACATCGTACAGAATAAACTCAAATGTCACAGGAACAGCCAATGGTGAAATCACACTATCTGTCACTGCGGCAAACACATCCGTGTTAACTCCTGGAAGATATGTTTATGATGTAGTCATCACATCACCAGCGAGTGTTGTGACAAGAGTTGTTGAAGGAATAGTTACAGTACTGCCATCCGTTACGAGGTAATTATGGCAATAACAGCTAGACTCAGTTCACCCGGCACTATAGGTAAAGTGTCAGTCCGATCAAGCAATCGCACGACTATTGCTGATCCTAGATTTAAACCCGATCTTGATGTGTCAATTTTTGATTTGAATGATGTGAGCTTGACAACCCGCCAAGAGGGAGATGTTTTGGTTTATGATGTTATAAATGATGATTATGTGTCATCACCACTAACACAAGCACAAATTGATATAACAAACATCAATGGCGGCGCATTCTAAAAGAATAATAAAAGGAAATAAATGTCTAATACAGTCATTCAATTAAAATGGTCGGAAGTAACTTCTACACCACCATCGTTAAACGTAGCTGAACCAGCTTACTCAAACACATCCGGCAAACTATTCATAGGTTTGTCAGACAATTCAGTTATAGCCGTTGGTGGTAAATATTACACCGATATCGTAGATGCTGCAACGTCTGCTAATACGTTCTCAACAATCGTTAAGCGTAACAACATTGGTGGTTTTGATGCAACGTATGTTCAAGCAGCATTGTATGGTAATGCAAATACTGCGACAGCACTGCAAACACCTAGATTCATTCGCGTATCCGGTGACGTTGATTCTCAAAACGTAGTTTTTGATGGAACAGCGAACGCCGATATTACGCTAGAGTTAACTAACACAGGTGTAACCGCGGGCGTTTATGGTGGTCAAACACAGATACCAACATTTACAGTTGATGCTGACGGTAGAATTACTTCTGCTGCAAACGTATCAGTTGCAACAACACTAGGTATTGCAGCAGACACAGGAACAGACTCAATAGATTTATTGACTCAGACACTTACCTTTACTGGTGGTGATGGTATCACTACAGCAGTTCTTAGCGCAACCAACACAGTTGAAATTAACGTTGATAACACCGTTGTAAGAACAAATGGCACAGGATCACAAACCATTGGTGGTGATTTGGCTATTACTGGTAATCTGGTAATCTTGGGTGAAACAGTTACACAAAACGTAACCACTATCACTACAGAAGATTCGTTGATCAAGCTGGCGAACAATAACGTAGCAGATGCACTTGATATTGGTTTCTATGGTGAATACACAAACGGCGGTACAAAGTATGCTGGTTTGGTGCGTGATGCGACCGATGGCATCTTCAAGTTGTTCGTTGGTGAAACATCTGACCCAACATCAAACGTAGTTTCTTATGGTGCAGAAAATCGTGCAACATTGGAAGCTAACATTACAGGCGGTAACGTTTCAGCGTTGTTCTCTGCTATTGCTGTAACTGATGGTGGTACAGGCCAAACATCGTTCACATCAGGTTCAATTCTTGTTGGTAATTCAACAGGTGCTCTATCTGTATTAGCTAACACTGGAACAGCAGGAACATACGGTTCAGCTTCCAACACACAGATTATCACAACTGATGCATATGGTCGTGTTTCAGGTATTACAAACAGCGCAATCCAAATTAATGCAACAAACGTTGTTTCTGGTAAGTTGGCTATCGCACAAGGCGGTACTAACAACGATACGTACACAACAGGCGCAGCCATCTATTATGATGGCACAGCAATCACGACTCTAGCCAATACTGGCACAGCAGGAACATACGGTAGCGTAAGCAGTGTGCCTATCATTACGACAGATGCTTATGGTCGCGTTTCTGGTGTAAGCAATACTGCAATCAACATAGATACAAGTGCAATCACCACTGGCACACTAGGTGTGGTAAGAGGCGGCACTGGTATCAGTTCATATACCGCGAACGGTGTTATTTTTGGTGGAACAACATCAACATCACCACTGCAATCTGTGGCATCTTCAACTGAAGGTCACATCTTGCAAATCAATTCTTCAGGTATACCAACTTTCTCAATGCTGAATGGTGGAAGTTTCTAATTATGGAAGGGCTATATTATGGCTACAGATATTCGATTTATACAAAAATACAATGAAGTACTTCAAGAAAATTTTAGTGCAGTTCTAAAACAAAATTTATTATTTCAAACACAGATCGCAGTATTAGAGGAAGACGTTAAAGTACACAAAGACTATGAGACTATCAAGTCGGATGTTTCGAGGCTCATTGAGGAGAATAACTCTCTCCGTAATGAATTGAATAATAAAAACACAATCATACAAAACAGTTCGAATACAGACAGTGAGCGTCACCGTCTACAAACCGCACTAAATAAACAGTCAAAAGAACTTTCTGGTGCAATTGAAAAAGCTACTAAACTAGAGGAAGACCTTTCCAAACAAGTTGAGTACATAAAACAATTGGAAGAAATGTTGCCTAACTCCAAAAAGAAAAAATTGGGTATTGACGTAATAGAGCACAAAGTCACGACAGTGGACGGCTCAGAGGAAGTCCAAGTACTTTCCAATGATGTGGTGAAAGTAGAATCTGCTGGTGGAAACTTTTAATGTCAAATACAACTATTGCACTCCGTTCTTCGGGTGCTACGGGCAATGTACCTAATGCCCTTAGTTTAGCTTATGGTGAGTTTGCATTAAACTATGCAGACGGCATCATCTATTATAGAACGGACAGCGATACAGTAGGTTCAATCCTAACTACGCAACCAAGTGGATTGGATAAAGAAATCCAATTCAATGACTTGGGCAGCTTTGGCTCAAGTGCAAATCTATCATTCAATAAGACAACAGGACTACTTTCTACATCCAGAATTTATGTCTCTGCGAATGCTCAGGTTGTTGGTAACGTCACAGCAAGTAAACTCATATCAAACAACTCCATCGGTGATTCTGGTGGTGAGGTGTTGTTGGCTAAACCAGCAGCAAATACTATACTGGATGGTCTTGGCATAACGATTGATGCATTCCAGAATAAGATAAGATTTTTTGAGCAGGGTGGCACCAATCGCGGTGCTTATATCGACCTAACTGAAGCTGCGGCTAACGTTGGCACAAATCTGTTGACCGCGGGTAGTGGTAGTGGCAATAATGCACTACAGTACCGCAGTTCATACACAGCAAACAGTGGACAAACTTCATTTGCTGCAACATACATTCCAGGTTACGTTGACACATTCATAAACGGTGTGAAACTAACACCTGGCACAGACTTCACTGCAACGAACGGCACAACAATTACATTGAGTGAAGGCGCAGTTGCAAACGACAGTGTAGAAATTATTGGATATGTCACAGTATCCACTACACTACCTGATGCAATCCAACATCGTTACAACTACACAGCTAACGCAGCACAGACGACATTTGCTGCAATATATGTTGCACCATATGTTGACGTATTCAAGAACGGTGTTCGTCTATCACCCACAGCCAACTATATTGCAAATAATGGCACAGAGATTATACTAACTGCAGGTGCAGCACTTGACGACTTGATTGAGATCGTTGGTTACAGTAGTTACACAGTCACAGAAGTCACAGCAGATCAACTTACAACCGGTCGTACCATTGGAATGACTGGTGATGTGACATGGACAAGTAACAGTTTCAATGGTACTGCTAACGTAACAGGCACATCAACTCTTGCAAATACTGGAGTTACCGCAGGCACTTACACTAAAGTCACTGTTGATGCTAAGGGTCGTGTGACTACAGGCAACACATTGTCATATAGTGACTTGCCATCGTACTCTGGCAACTTGACATTCACAGGCACAGGTAATCGTATTCTTGGCGACTTCAGCAATGGAACATTAACTAGCCGACTGGCATTTCAAACAACCACGGCAAACAGCCTCACAGCATTAACCGTCATTCCTAATGGAACAGGTTCTGCTTCTCAACTAAATCTTGAGTCTGATGCTTCACAAGCAAACGGAGTCTCATTTCAAATTCTATCAAACACCGCAGGTGCCGAAAATCGTTTGCAATCAGGCATTCGCGGCACCGGCACATATCTCCCTATGACCTTTTACACCGGAGGCGGTGAGCGTGTTCGGATTGATACGGCTGGTAACGTGGGTATCGGATCAATTTCTCCCACATATCGTTTATCAGTAAAGCAATCAGGTAACACCAGCACTGCATCACTTGGGATTGCATCCATCAACTCAGCTAATGACACATTCATTGGTATGGGATATGATGCGACTTCAGATACAAGTAGAATTTTTGCATCTTTTGTTTCAACTGGAGCATTTAAGCCTATTTCATTCTGGACGTCCGATGCTGAACGTATGCGTATTAACGCCGCAGGTAACATAGGTATCAACACAAGTTCTCCAACAGCAAAACTAGATGTCAATAACCAAGACGCCGCAGACACCTTTCCGTTGGTGCTTTCAAACTCAATTTCTGGCACTGATGCTGCAAGTTCTGGAATTGGATTCAACGCACACGGCGTTAGATTTGCTCAGATAGTCGGTGGTCAACAAACATCCGGCACTTTTGCTGACGGCAACTTGAGATTTTCCACACGAAACGCTGAGACTGTTGCTGAACGTATGCGTATCACATCCGCAGGTAACGTGGGCATCGGAACAAATGCGCCGGCAGCAAAACTCACAGTAGCGGGATCGTTTGCTACAGGTGGCATTCGCATTCAAGACACAGATGCTAGTCAAGCTGCACCTGCGCTTGAAGTCATTGGACAGCGCAGTGATGGCAACGGCAGCGTCAGCTTTTCAGGCAAAGCGTTGTTGGCCAGACACAGAACAGATGCTGCAATAACGTCCGGAATTAGCATTGGTGGTATTTTGTTTGGTGGAAACCACACTAGCAACAGCGCCAGCAACATCCTGTACTCAGCATCAATCACTGGTTATTCCGAAGGAACATTTAGTTCTTCATCTAGTATGCCAACAGGTCTTGCGTTCTTGACGGGTTTTCCGGGCATAAGTCCAGATACAGCTAACGCGAGTGCGGGAAATGAACGTATGCGTATCGACTCCATCGGAAATATTCGAATGGGAGATGCGTCTGCTGCTGATACTGCAGGCAGATTTTTTGACATTTACAACACAGGTTCAAGTTCCGGTGCTTATGCAATCACTCGCCTTATTACTCAGCAGGTTGCTTCATCATCTACAACATCTGCTGATATTGTTAAATACAAAAACGGTACTCTTGCGATTAACAACAACGACACAAATTCTGCAACTGCCACAGTTTTCGGCATCGGCGGCTCTGAAAGAATGCGTATCGACTCCGTGGGTAACTTATCATCAGCGGGCGGCCAGTATCTCACAAGATACTATCAGACAGGATCGATTACACCAACCAGCACAAAGTGGTGGCGTATATGTACCCTTCCTGCTACCAATCAAACACAATATGTTGAATTTTTGCTCACTAATCCTGGCGTACATTTAATAATGAAAGTAAAGTTCAGTAAGAGTACGGCGGGTGGATTTGCAGGTGGCGGTGTGCTTGAGGTTGAACAACTTGGGTCTTATGCTTACTGGAACTACTATCCATTTGATTGGAGACTAGTTGATCTGGGAACCAATAGTGCCAGTCATATTGATATACGTTTTCCACACAATGCCAGTGAGCCTTTCGCTTATCGACTTCAGGTTTTGGATTCATGGAGCGCGGAGACTACCGTCCATGCAACATTCCCATTTAGTGACCAGGGCACAGGTACCACAGGAAGTTATTATGCAAATATGGGCAACAATACTGCGGGATGGACAAAACAATCGTTTAAAATGACTGGAGGCCGATATGCATTTTATGACAATACGTTAACATTATCGTCTGGCCAAACACCACCAACGGCATAACGAAAGAATTAAAATGAATAATTACAAACAAACTTCTGTAACCGGTGAATCATGGATCCGAGCTTACCATTTCAGCATTAGTAATCCACAAACAGGATTAAAACAGATAAATTTCCAAGAAGAAAAAGTAACAGTTCTTGATAATGGAGTAAAGTCTGGCCGTGTGAGTGAAGTTTTGGACGAATTCACTGAGACTGGAGCAAGCACAGAATTTTCATTATTAGATCCAGAAACCGGTGATGTTGTTGGTACAGCAAATTATGATGATCTTTATAACATGTTACATAGTCTGTACATACATCTTGCACAAAAACGCGATGATGCAGAAACTACTCCATCAACAGAATAATAAGTAGAAAAGAAATTTAAATGTCAAAAGCAGATGTTCTTGCCAATTTAGTTAGTACCGGTGGAATTTTGGCTGATGGCGCAATAACGCCTACCAAAATTAGTGCTTTGCATACTGATGGTGGCACAATGAATGGTGCCATCACCTTTGCTAATACCCAAACATGGCCAACGTTTAATCAGAATACCACAGGTAATGCAGCAACAGCAAACAATTGGACTACGGCCCGCACACTATCACTCGCTGGTGATGCAACAGGTAACGTAAGTATAGATGGTAGCGCAGATGCAACACTAACAGTCGCAGTTGCTGATGACAGCCATAATCACACAAGTTCAAGTGGCAACTTTAGTGTTGGTGGTAATCTGTCCGTTACGGGCAACCTAACTATCAATGGCACAACCACAACAGTCAACAGTACAGTAACCACAGTTGATGATCCTGTTATCACTTTGGGTGGTGACACTGCTCCATCTTCGGATGACAGTAAAGATCGTGGTATTGAGTTCCGTTGGCATAACGGCAGTGCTGCTAAGACAGGTTTCTTCGGCTTTGATGACAGCACTGGTTACATGATGTTTATACCAGATGCTACTAATACTAGTGAAGTATTCAGTGGCACACTAGGCGATATTCAAGCTACAAACTTCCGAGGTGCATTGTTCGGTAATGCTAATACAGCAACTACACTAGCCACTGCACGAACAATCAATGGCGTAAGTTTTGATGGAAGTGGAAATATTACAGTTGCTGATAGTACTAAACTACCATTAGCTGGTGGTACATTGACTGGCGCATCAACAGTCAGTGTTGCGACCTGGCAAAAGTGGATTCTCGAAACGACCGGTGTGACTGCCAAGGCGCGCCAAGGCTCAGACAGCAACGGACTAAACTTTACAACAAACGCACTCTGGAACGGTAGCTGGGTTGAAGATGACTCTACCAAAAAGAAGTTTGCATATATCCAGCATCTCGGCAACGGTCGCCATGAGTTCAGAACCGCCGCTACTGGTACTGGTATTTCTTGGGTAACTAGCCTTACGGCAGATGAAGCTGCCGTAAACTCACTTGTTGCACTTCAGCAGGGTGGCAATCAAGTATTACACGCAGGCAATTATAACAGTTATGCATTACCGTTGAGTGGTGGTACCATGACTGGTGCAATTAGTTTCGCTGCTGGTCAAACATGGCCTACATTCAATCAAAGCACAACTGGCAACGCAGCAACTGCCACAACATTACAGACTGCACGAACAATCAATGGTACCAGTTTCAGTGGTTCAGCAAATATTAAAGCTACAGAGTGGTTTCACTCAGACAGAGATTTTGCTGCGGGAACGCTTGTAACAACCGATATCAATTACGCAGTTTCTTCGGGTGATCCATTTATCCTAGAAATTCGTGGCAATTCTTACGGTGATGCTGTTCCATACGATGTTCAATATCAGGGTTATATTTACTCAGATACGATTATTAACCACGGCGGATATTCGAACGGAACAAATATTACAGGTCTTGTTGCGATAAATGTTGGTGGTAATCTTTGTTTTTGGTGGCCAAGACAATCTTATTGGAATGGATTTAATGTACGGGCTTACACAGCTTATGCCACATACGCAGTTAATAGGGTAACAAGTATTACTAGCACAGCTAAACCAACATCAACTAAAGAAGTAGCACTATCAGCAAACATTCGTCAATCTCTACATAGCAGCAATTTTAGTTCATATGCATTACCAGCAAGTGGAGGCACTATCGCAGGAAATGGATCAATAGATTTTGGTCCGAACACTAGCTGGAGCGCAACATTACGTGTTGGTGGCAACGGTCACGGTGGAACAGGAAGAGCAAGTGTAGTTACAACTAACGGAAATTTACATCTTGATGGTGCGGCAAGTAGTGGAATATATTTAAACTGGTATGCTACTAGTACGCCGGGAGTATATTTTGGAAATGGTGCTGCTGGACAAGTGGGTCGTGTAACTGCCGCTGGGCTTGCTTCATTTGCGACACTTGGACTAAATAATGGCTTTGAAATTCAGCAGGGTGGAAGTAATTACGGACAGTTCAACACTTGGGTACATTTAAACGGACATTATGGTCTTTACGCAGGCACCAACGGTGCACATTTTTATCCTAATAACGGAAGCTATGGTTCGTGGAAGATTGATGGCAGCCGAAACGGCTGGGCAGGTATCGAGTTTGGTACAGGTACTAGCCTAATGATGAATGATGATGCTTACGGCTTTCACAGAAATACTAGCGGTACATGGAAATTTTATGTTTCTGGTGGTAATGGATACTTCCCCGGCAACGTGACGGCGTACTGGTCAGATGCCCGACTAAAAGAAAATTTACGCGAAATTAAACATGAGTCGTTAGATATCCTTAGCGCGTTTACTGCATATCGTTTTAATTGGAATGCCAAAGTTGCGGAGATTGGTAGCACAATACCGGTAGGTAAAGAGGAAATAGGTCTTATTGCACAACAAGTGCAGGCCGCCCTACCTGATGCAGTTGTAGTTAATAAGGCCGGTGCCAAAATTGGTGATAGTGGTTTCGACTATTTAACTATCAACTATGATCGTATTACTCCACTGTTGGTGGAAGGTGTCAATATACACACACAAGAAATAAAAGATTTGAAATCACAAGTCAACGAACTCAAAGAACTGGTACAACAACTCATGAAGGCACAGCAATGAACGAACAATTAAAAACACAAGTACTGGAAGCTAAAGAAGCACTTAATCTTGCGATAACTGAAGCAAGAGATGCTGGATTGACTGTAAACTTATGGATTGTTGGTACAGGAGCAGCGGTCATTGAACCAAGTCGGGTTGATCTAGATTTTGGAAATTCTGAAGGCTAATACATGGTAATGCCAGCAAGTGGTGCAATTTCACTGAACCAAGTTAACGTAGAACTTGATAAATCAGGCACAGCAAGTATTTCTTTAAATAATGTCGCACTAGAGGCGAAAGGATAAGCAAATGCCACTGCCAACTTCAGGAACACTTTCGCTTAACCAAATTCAAACCGAGTTTGGTGGAACAAACCCCATCGACTTAAATGAATACTACGCAGGCGGAGAATTTGTGCCATCAGGAACATCTGGCACCAATGGTGTAGTGCCGAGTTCGGGCACAATTAGCGCGTTCAACTTTTACGGGACACAGAAAACCCCCGGACAGACTTGGACTTACCGAGCAGGCCTCCAAGCAACCAGTTGGGGAACAACTAACGCACAAACACGCGCAGTTGTGTGGGCGGGAACACGGTTTGCTGTATTCGGAAACTCTGGTAAAGCAGCCACATCTCCTGACGGTATTACATGGACATATCAGTCGAACCTTGCTTCAACTGGATGGGGCACAAATACTGGATTTTTTGCGTTATGGACAGGAACACAGATTGTCCTAGTCGGTAGCGGCGGTAGCGTAGCTACATCTCCTGACGGTATTACATGGACGTACCAAGCAGGCCTCAGTGCGACCGCTTGGGGTACAGGCATACCGTTTGGCGGTGTGTGGACAGGAACACAGATTTTACTGGTTGGTATCTCTGGTAAAGCAGCCACATCTCCTGACGGTATTACATGGACGTACCGAGCAGGCATCAGTGCTTTACCATCATGGGGTACTGCAAACGTCCAAACGGCCTCGTGGTCAGGAACGCGATTCTTTGTGGCTGGAAACAACGGTCGAGTAGCCACATCTCCTGATGGCGTCACATGGACGTACCAAGCAGGCCTCCAAGCAACCAGTTGGGGAACAGGCGCGCCGTATGCCAGTGTGTGGACTGGGACGCAGTTTGCTGTGTTTGGAACCTCCGCAGCCACATCTCCTGATGGAGTTACTTGGACGATTCAATCGGGCATGAGCACAGTACTTTCTGGTTCGGCAGTGCATTCTGCCGTATGGACAGGATCAAATATAGTAGTAGGAACTTTGGGTGGAGGCGTAGGTGGCGGGGCAGTGGCCACATCATACGATGGCGTCACATGGACGTACCAATCAAACCTTAGAAATTTGCCAGACTGGGGCGGAGCGCCTATATTCCTAAACAACCTTGCTTGGTCGGGATCAAAATTGTTGGTGGGTTCAATGGCAGGAACTGGAAAAATAGCCACATCCCCTTAATTTTTAACACAGGAAATCAAAATGGAAATCAAGAAAATTCACTCAATGCGCTGGGCAACACCGGACCATACTTTTGTAGGTTTGGTTGCAGACACCGACACTGGCAATAACCAAGATATTGGGACGCCTTACAATGGCACGTCAATTATCTGGGAGGCTGTACAGGCGTTTCCAGTAAACGAAATTGCGGAGTACATCGAACCACCACAGGAGCAACCATGAAACTACTTGCCATTGCCGTCTGTACCACGACATAAATACCAAGTATAACGAATAATAGGTAAGCAAAAATACCATGACAAAAACAAGAATATTGGGCGGATTAGTTTCAGACACAGGTTTGCTTGGTGACGGCACGATAACAGCAACCGAAGTTGGTGCTTTACCCATCGGCGGCGGAACACTAACTGGTAACGTAACTTTTGCTGCTGGTCAAACATGGCCAACGTTCAATCAGAATACGACAGGCACTGCTGCAAACATTACAGCAAATACAAACTCAACACTCACCACACTAAGTTCTTTGAGTTTGCCTGGTTCTCAGGTCAGTGGTAATATTTTAGGTAGTGCTGCAAACGTGACGGGCACTGTAGCAATTGCTAACGGTGGTTCAGGACAAACAACAGCACAGACAGCAATGAATGCGTTTGCTGGTGCTAATACTTCCGGTTATTTCCTTCGCGGCAATGGCACCAACGTTGTGATGGCAGCAATTCAAGCTGCTGATGTTCCAACACTAAATCAAAATACAACAGGCACTGCTGCATCAGCAACGAATATACTGGGCGGTAGTGCAGGCACAATTCCATATCAGTCTGATGCAAATACTACGGCATTTTTAGCGGCAGGAACTTGTGGTTATTTCTTGAAGTCAAATGGTGCTGCTGCTCCAAGTTGGGATCTGGTAGCCACATCTTCGGCATTCAACGTTTGCAACACGACAAACATTGTAAGTTGTATTAGCGGTACTGGTGGTACTGGTACCAACAACTTCTTTGCGGGTAGTTGCGCTGGACTTTGTAACACAACGGGTAGTTTCAACTTCTTCGCTGGCCAGTGTGCTGGTACCAGCAACTTATACGGCAATAATAATACGTTCATTGGCGACCGCGCCGGCTTTTGCAATACAGCAGGTAACCACAACAACTTCTTTGGAAAATATGCTGGTTACAACAATATAGGAGGTTATGTCTTCATGTATGGAGACACAGGTAACTATAATAACTTCTTTGGTTACACTGCAGGTTTCAACAACACAATTGGCAATAATAATAATTTCTTTGGTGCTTCGGCTGGTTTCCACAACTCAACTGGCTGCAGCAATAATTTCTTTGGCCCAGGCGCTGGGTGCAAAAACACAACAGGTAGCTACAACATATTCATGGGGTTGCGCGCCGGCTTTTGCAATACCACAGGCAACTACAACAACTTCTTTGGCAGATGTGCCGGAGCTTACAACACAACAGCTAACCACAACAACTTTATAGGTCAATGTGCCGGAGCTTACAACACAACAGGTGGCTACAACAACTTCTTTGGCAGATGTGCTGGTATACTCAACACAACAGGCAGTTATAACACATTCATTGGATTACGAGCCGGCTTCAGTAACACATTTGGAGGCGACAACTTCTTTGCTGGTCGTTGTGCTGGTCGGTTAAACACAACCGGCAACAACAACACATTCTTTGGATGCAATGCAGGATGTGCAGTAACAACTGGTTCTAATAACTTAATCATTGGTTCAGTTGTTGGTTCTGCTGGCTTATGTGACACTGTTATATTGGCTGCAGGCACATGTGAAAGATTAAAAGTTGATGCTACTGGTTTAAGTATCAATGGTTCACCATTTAGCGCACCAAG